CAACGGAAACATTGCTGCTGTATACGACGAAGGTGAAGATAAGTTCGCTTTCTACAGAACATCAGCAACTGCTGCTTCTACTGACATCAGTGGAGACGACAGCAGTGCTGCTTTGATCGACGTTAAAGCTAACGACGTTGTTCTTGGTGACGGTAACAATCTTGGTTCATTGGCAGACTTTACAGCTGCAATGGCCTAACACTTGAGTTTGCTTAATGAGTGCGAAAGGTAAAAAAAGAGATACTGCATCTCTAACTTTTCGTCTCACAAGCTCACAAAAGAAGGAGGTAGCTGGGATCGCTCATACGCTCGGTCTCAGCTCCTCCGCTCTTTTACAATCTTGGGTAACCCGTATTCTAAACAATATGAATGGACGCGGGGACCATGATCAGCAGCCAAGAGACTAACAAAACAATAATTAATTAAACAATAAAGGAGCGGTTCGATTGAGTTGCTCCTTTTTTGTGTCTGCTTGCAACTTGACAGTTATAAGGTAAAGAACTAAACTTAATGATTATGAGACTTCTCGGACTAGAAAAAAAGACGTTGCTTTCATCCGTTGTTGTAGCGGGGGCGGGTAGTGCATTTGCAGTCGAGCGTTCAAAAGGATGGACTTTTGTTATCGAATCGGAATCCGTTACAAGCGGTGCAACTGTTGCTATCGAAGCTTACATAGGCGGAGGATGGCGTACAGTAGATAGCAGAACGATTACATCTTCAGGTAATATTATGATACGGGATGCTGACGGTCATTATGAAAAGATCAGAGCATCTGTATCGAGCCGTACTGACGGTACTTACAGCGTATATGCTACCGGTACTGTTGCTTCCCTTTAATGTCATTAGTTGCCGTCGCAGTACCGCCTCCTTCAAACGTTGAGGCATCGAGTGAGTTTGTCGCTCCGCAATTTGGTACAAGTTTCCCTCTTGATCTGTTTGATGCTACCTTCCAAGCGGGATACGACACTCAAGCGAATATAGAAGCGAGAACAGGCGACGCTGTAGGCACGATACTAATGGCCTCTGATGTCGTGCGTTTATATGTTTACGACGGCACTAATTGGCAATACTATACAGGGGTATGAAAAAACGAGAACAACTAGAAAATCTACAGGTTTTACTCGCCGATACCTATCGTGAGATTATATCGACTATGGATCTTGACGACCCTAATGCGGCGGTATTAAACGGAGCCAGGCAATTCCTTAAAGACAACAACATCATTAGTGTCACTGAGAAGACATCGCCATTGGGTAAGCTTGCAGACGTATTACCCTTTGACGATTCTCCCGAAGACAAAGAAGCGATTAGACAGTCGCAGTAATGAGCGTTCCACACGAAGTTCCAGCGGAGCTTCAAGACTTCCGTAACTTCTTATTTGTCTGTTGGAAACATTTAGGACTACCTGATCCAACGCCGCTTCAATACGACATATCACAGTTCCTTCAGAACGGCCCTAAACGCGCCATAGTGATGGCTTTTCGTGGCGTTGGTAAATCGTGGATATGTTCCGCCTATGTCGTCCATCAACTCCTTTTAGACCCCTCTAAGAACATCCTGGTGGTGTCTGCGTCTAAAACGCGTTCTGATGACTTCTCCACCTTCACGCTTAGATTGATCCATGAGATCCCGGTATTAGAGTCTTTAAAGCCGCGTGATGGGCAACGCTTCAGTAAAATAAGCTTCGATGTGGGTCCTGCTCCAGCGTCCCATGCACCGTCGGTTAAATCGTTAGGTATCACTTCGCAGTTGACCGGGTCAAGAGCGGATATAATCGTCGCTGATGACGTGGAGGTAGCGAACAACTCAGCGACCCAAGGAATGCGCGATAAGCTGTCAGACCAAGTCAAAGAGTTTGATGCGATTATAAAGCCGCTTAAGACCTCCAGGATCCTGTTTTTGGGTACGCCTCAATGCGAGGACTCCATCTACACTAAACTGCGGGAACGCGGTTATGAGACGCGTGTGTGGCCGTCAGAATACGTCGGGCATAAAAAGAACGACACTATTTATGAAGGAGCTATAGCACCCTTTATAAACGACGCTACAACGGACGACAATATGGGTAGATCGACAGAACCTTTAAGGTTTAACGATATAGACCTGGAAGAAAGAAAGCTTTCCTACGGACGATCAGGATACGCTTTACAGTTCCTTTTAAACCCCCGTTTAAGCGACGCTGATAGATATCCGTTAAAGATTAACGATTTAATCGTACAAGATTTAGACAACGATGTAGCACATGAGAAATACGTATGGGCCAGCGGCCCTGATCAAGTGATCGACAACATTCCTAACATGGGCTTTAATGGAGACCGTTATTATCGTCCGTTAGAAACCTTAGGAGACATGGTCGATTACACAGGTTCCGTCATGTCTATCGATCCTAGTGGTCGAGGAAAAGACGAAACAGCTTATAGCGTCGTTAAAATGTTAAACGGGTTTTTATTCGTCCACGATTGTAACGGAATAAAAGGAGGTTATGGAGACAATGTTCTGAAAGAACTATCCCTTATAGCGAAACGCTTTAAAGTAAACGAAGTAACTATCGAGTCTAATATGGGAGACGGAATGTTTACAGAGCTTTTAAAGCCCGTTATAAACGCGATTTATCCCGTTACAATAAATGAGGTTAGACATCATATTCAAAAGGAAAAACGTATTATAGACACCCTTGAACCAGTTCTTAACGCGCATAGGTTAGTCGTCGATCCTATCGTCGTTAAGAACGATTTCAAGAGTATTGTTTCTTACCCTATAGAAAGCCAAAACCGTTACGCTTTATTCTATCAGTTATCGAGAATTACTCGCGAAAAAGGCAGTCTGTTACAAGACGACCGCTTAGACGCTCTTTCTATCGCCGTTAATTACTGGACGGAACAAATGGCGATTAATGCGGATCTTAAGATAAAAGATAGAAAAGAAGATCTTATTCAAGAGGAGTTAGAAAAGTTCATGAACAGCGCGTTTCATATTTCGAATAAAGCGAAACGACAAACGACATGGTTCTAAATGACGGCTTGAAATTCTTCTTTCTTAATCCGTGTCGTTTTAAACGAGAGAGTTTGTACACGCGTATATAACGGATTATAACGATTTACAACCATTACAGGCGAGGTGTCAACACTAGAGTTGTAAGTCGTTGTTTATAACGGAAATAAAATCGCGTTAAAAACGAGCTAGTAAAATTTAAACTTTAACTTTAATATAGTCATAACATGGATATCGACGAACAAACAGACTCCTTCTTATTCGATCTACAAAACGTAGTACATCGATACAGACAAGAATATGACCTTAATCACGCGACTATAGTCGGTGTTATCGAAATGCTTAAACTCGATTCCATGACCGATGACTCGATCTATTTCGACGCTGACTTCCTTGATGATGAACTCGGAAAAGACTAAAGACGATCTTCCCACCATTAAACTCGTTAAAGAAACGAAAGTAACCAGTTACGATTGGGAACTCGAAATGGACGACGATACCTTCGCCATGATGGTCAAGATGGGAAAGGAAGAAGCGACCGACCAGGACTTTGTTAATATCGCGGTGATAGCCGGGCTTCAACACTATTTAGATAAAGAATAAACACAGATATGAAACTAGACGATAATACCCAGATCAAAGCGAACGCTACCTTCGCCGCTAAACTCGTCGTTGGAATCTGTGTAGCCGTCTGGTCATACTCGGTCATCGTAAACCGTATATCCACGCTGGAGGTCGAAATAATCCGTCTTAAAGACGATATACATATGAACAGTGAATTTCGTATTAAATGGCCTAGAGGCGAATTAGGCGCGCTCCCAGACGACGCTCAACAAAACATGAGACTCGACTTCTACGAAAGGGAAATAGATAACCTTAAGAAGATCGTCGATGAACTACGCTTTAAAGACCTTAAGAATGAATTGTGAGCCAGTTTCAAACGGAGATCAGGTGGATCATAGCTATGGCTCTGTTCTTCGTTGAACGCGACGTTATTATCGACACCATGTTCGCTCTTATAAACATCGTGTTTAGCCTGCTATAAAGGGCGTAATTACCGTATTTACAACGCGTTTAAGGGTGTACGGGTAAAAACGACGATTATGCCTGTTTAAAAACGCGTTTAAAAAGTTTACGTAAAAAAATCTGAAGCCCCTTATATACGGTGCGTACCCGTTCAACCCCCCATCGGGTCGTTAAAAATCGCACATGGGGTGGGGGTACCGCGTATTAATCGCATAAGTACTTGATTACCAACGCTTGGCAACGCATAATAGATGCGATTGCAGCCGTTTTGCAACGCGATTGAAACGAGATCCCGTGTATTTGTGTTTACAGGTGTTTTTTGCCG